CTCGCCAGAACCTACAGTTATTGTAGCTCCTGAGTTTACTGTGATTGGCCCAAAACTACCAGCATTATGATTATTAGAAATCGTATAGCTAGTTGTTACTGTAGTGCCGTTCTCCCAAAAGATTTTGTCCGACCCACCACCACTAGCACCAGCAGCAGCTTCAGCCCATGTAAGGCCACCAGCTGCACTGGACTTAGCAGTTAGTACATAATCATTTGTAGGAGAATTATCTGTATTAAGATCAGCTTCGTGAACAGTATCATCTTTTATACCATGTCCACCTGTAATTTTTGTTAGTGACATTATGCTGCTACCTCCATGACTGTTAATGTTGAAGCAAAATAGTTGGGACTATATGTATAATTACTGCTTCCCGAACCTGATCTATTTAGATAAACAGTAGGTTGTTGTGAGTATGGAGAAATCCATTGTAATTTATATGTTACTGCTGTATTACCATCAGCACCATGTGTATCTAAAAAACCATAATCCATATTACCACCATGTAAATAAGTGGCACTATCTGTTGGAAAACCACCTCTTGATAGGTAATAGTTATTTGAGTTGTATTGACTTCCATTACCTATAGCAGTGCTATCTCTAAGAATTTGAATACCCATTGACCAACCAGCAGCTATACCAATTATTAAATGATAAGTTACATAGCATTTAGTGCCAGCTGATGGAGTTAAAGTAACTGACATACCAGTTATATCAACGTAGCTATTACTGGTTGTACTGGTGCTATCAGTTTTTGTTACTGATTTAAGTTGTTTTAATCCACCAAAACTACTGTTAGTTGTAAGAGTTGGTATGTTTACACTTCCGTTTGCAGCTAAAACAATATTGTTAGAACCAGAGGAAGCATGTTTAATGTTTGTTGTATTTAAAGTTGCCATTATGCTGCTACCTCTTGTACTGTAATACTTGAAACACCTACCATATCGTATGTAGAAGCATCGAAGTGTCTATATGATCTATTAACATAAAAAGTATTTGCATGATAGTCATAAAACTGAATTTTATAAGTTAATTGACTTGTTGAATTTGGACTATCTAAATGTGTTGCTGCGGCGTTATCAGTATGAGCATCATCAGCAGGCTTACTTGCAAATGTTCCCCTCGGCCTGTTGTTTGCAACATCAGCTATTGCTATTTCAGTGCTATCTCTTACAAATTTAAAAAGCACTAACGAATGAGAAACATCTAAACCAAAAGAAATATGAGCATTAATTAAAATTTTACTACTTGCTGAACTTGGTGTTATATTTACACTAAGTCCTGTAATATCTGTCCAAGTTTGCACAGCAGTACTTGAAAATATATCTGTTTTTGTTGTTGATTTTACTTGAAGAATTTTACCTGTATCTCCAACTGCTAATGTACCACTACCAGTTCCGGGCACAGTCAGCTCAATAGCTGCATTACCAGTTGTACTGGCTGGCCCCTTGATAGCAACCGTACCTCCACCGCTGTCTGCGGTTAATTTTAATTGACTCATGCTGCTACCTCTATTGCTGTTATTGTTGAGATTGATCTATCTCTGTAGTATGCGTTATCGTCATCTTTAGTTCTGTTTAAATATACTGTCTCACTACCTGACGTTGTGTTGTATCTTAGTCTAATTGAATAACTTTGTTGACTTGTACTCGAAGGAGAATCTAAGTAATTTAATGGTATAGCTACAACTTTATATCCAGAACCTTGACCAGATGTGTAAGGAGTATAACTTTGTGAACTTAATTGTTCTCTACTACCAGCAGCATCACCAATTGCACCAGAAAGTTCTGAACCTCCTTTAAATAAAATAATTCCACAAGTAGTATCTATTGCATCTGAGTTAGACACGTTTGCTACAGCTTGAATTAATATTTTACTTGTAGTTGCTGTAGGTGTGATATTTACATCTAATCCACAAGAAGCTGATGAAACATTACTTGCCATTGACTCGCTGTAAGTGCCAGTTACAACTGTTTGTATAACTTGAAGAATTTTACCTCCAACTCCTGTTGCTAAATCAGCACTTTGTATTATTCCGTCTGGTAAACCACCAGCCGATATACCGGATACTGTGCCAGACCCGTTTAATGTTATAGGCATAATTTATACGATTGTCCAGTTTTCTCCAGTACCGATTGTTACAGCAACACCATTATTAATTGTTACAGGGCCAGCTGACATTGCGTTGTAGCCGTTTGTAATAGTATAGTTGGTTGTTACTGTTTGACCATTTTCCCAGAATATTTTATCTGTGCCGCCGCCTGTAGCTCCAGCTGCTGACTCAACCCACTCCATACCATTGGATGTGTAGCCAAGTACTTTGTCTGTACCAGAAGGTGCAGCGTGTATATCTAATTTTGCTTCAGATATAGTATCGTCTGCTATGTCACCATTAACAATAGTGCCATCTACAATTTTAGCAGATGTAACAGAATCATCAGCTGGTACATTAAGACTTACTGCGTTTCCGAGGGTGATAATAAAGAAGTCAGAACCAGTAGCAGGGGCACTGGCAAATATAATATCGTTACCATCAATAGCAAATCCTTCGCTTGGACTGGTTCCACTATTAGGTTTCTGAATGACTCCATTGACGCTAACAAGATGTGCTTGAGCATTTGTACCGGGGTTTGATAATGTGAATCTTGTAGCTATACCATTAAAGGTTGCACTACCACCGCCCGTCTGCGAAGAACTAGACAGTGTGTTTATTTGTATGTTGTAAGTAGATGTAACGTCAGCGAATGAAAGAACACCACTACCATTTGTTTTTAAAAACTGACCGTTAGTTCCATCTTCTGGAAGTGTGTAAGTAACTGTGCTACTTAAAGAAGTCGGCCCTTTGAAACTTATATGATTAGTATCTTGGTCATCAGAATCAAATTTAATTGTGTCATGAGAACCTAATTCAATACCACCAAAAGCATAAATCGGCCCTGTAAAAGATGAACCATTAGTTGTTGCAAAACCAGTACCCCAACCAAGATTTCCACTAGAATCTGATACTAACGGAAGACCAGCACTAATTCCAGTTGGCAAGGTCAAAGTGTAAGTTGCATTATTACTATGGGCTGGTGATTTTATCTTTACACCATGACTGTTTTGTGAACAGTTAAGTTGTAATGTACCATCATTACCACCAGCACCTTTAACTTCTACAGCACCTGATCCGTTAGGAGTTAGTTTAATATTTCCGTTAGTTGTGCTTGTATTAATCTCGTTTGCCTGTACATCTAAGTTACCACCAAGTTGTGGTGTAGTGTCATCTACAACGTCTGTAGCTACAGTTTCAAACTCTAAAGCTGTACCACCTGAGTTTACCTTGACTGTTTTACCACCCTGTCCAGTTAGACTAGAGGGTGTGTCTGTAAGACCAGCAAAGTTACCAGCTGGGGTTGTAACTGTAACAAACTCAACAGCATTACCAGCAGAGTTTACCTTAAGTGTTTTACCAGCAGCACCACCAAAGTTAGATGGCGTGTCAGATAGTCCTGTAAAAGCTGAAGCCCCTCCAGAACCAGAACCACCATCATCAGCAATAATAAATGAAGATGAAGAAGAATCATATTTTAGTATCTTGCCGTCAGCTACACCAGAAGTATTAACGTCAGTTAGTGCGTTTATAGAGTTACTTGATGTAACATCAGCACCTGTAGCTATACCAGATAACTTAGTTTTTTCAGCATCTGTAAAAGCGTTAGTATCAGACTCACCTTCGTATGCAGACTTTATTTCTGCACCTGTCTGATCTGCTGTAGCACCAGTTTCTATATTATTTAGTTTTGTATGATCTGCGTCTGTAAACACATTAGAATCTGTAGCTGACTCTACGAGAGTTCTTATTTCCGCAGCAGTTTGGTCAGCGGTTGCATTAGCCTCTATTGCGTTTAACTTACTATGGTCAGCATCAGTAAACACGTTACTATCACTAGCACTTTCTACAAGTGATCTTATTTCTGTTGCTGTTTGATCTGCTGTAGCTCCTGATTCTATACCGTCAAGTTTACTACCATCTGTTGCTACATCTCTACCGTCAACTGTGCCGGATACAGTAATGTTACCTGTAACTGTATGTGCACCTGTAGCCGCTGTGCCTGTAGTAATAATGTTTTGTGACCCAAAGTTAGGTGATATTTTAGTACCAGCTATTGCAGCTGCACTGTTTACATCAGCATTAACTATAGTGTCATCTTTTATTTTAGCAGAATCTATAGACCCATCTTTGATGTCGCCTATTCTTTCTAGTTGATTTTGTTCTTCCTGTAGTGCAAAAAGAACTTGCTCGTGATTTGCATTTAGATCACCAGCCTTAACTGATGCCCCTGCTGTGTATGTAGCTTTAGCAGTATCTACATTTGTATCACGATAAATATGTATAACGGATGGACTTGTTGGTATGTTACCTGACGTAAAAACTACATTACCACCACCAGTTGTTGTATAACCAGTAATATTGTAGTGAGTACCAGATGATTTTACTACTTCATCTACTTTTACTTTTATGTCAGATTCTTGTATAGAAGGAAAGGTAAACTGCTTAGTCGCATTACCATCCCCAGTATAATCTACGAATGTTGTTGCCATTTATTTGTATATGTTGAGGAGGTCATTTGACTGTACCTTTTTAAGATACTTTTGACGTTTTGCTTCTTTCTGGTCAGCTATAACTTCAGCGACTTCTGGCATTTCCATTATGGATGCCCAAGCTTTACGTCTTGCTTCTTGAAATATTTGATCTATCTTACCATTATGCCAGTAGTTACGAGCATCATACTGAGCCCGTTTACCATCACGTATATCTTTACGCATAAGTTCTAAAGATGCAATAGCTTTTGGATCTTTTGCTAATTTGTTTAACTCAAGCTCAATGTTCTGATCTCCTATAGCTTTTTGAAACAATGATCTGATACGTGGTGTGTCAGTCAAGTTAGTGCTGTCAGGAGCGTAGTATGTAGAAAGTCGTAAGTCATAACCACTGTTAAATAAGAACTGTCTACCTTCGCTTTGCTCTAGTGTCAAAGCAATAGGACTAAACATATTAAATGCTCTAGTTAAGAAGTCCCAATTATTAATAGGCTTACCGTTTAGCATATCATACTTGATAGGAAGCTGCTCACTTGTGAGAGTTTCACTAATTAGGTTTCTGTTTCTTAATGACTGATCTATACCAGATCCAATCTCACGCATGTATGGTACAAATAATTTACCCATTTCATTACGTAGACCAGCTAGTGGTACAGAGTTGTTAACTAAACCAGCTATGATTCTATCAAACTGTCCCGGTCTACCAGCAAATAAGTCCACGAATGACTGTATACCAGCAAGATAAGACTTACTTGTAATAGCCTGTGCAACTACCAATGATATTTTTTGTAGCTCTCTTTCTGTCCACTCTTCACCCATAAGTAAACTTGCGTCACCTACGTCAGCGATTGTAGACATAAT